CAGGTTCTACTATGTATTCACCAGTATCGTAACCATCGAAATCATATAACTCGGCTTCAAACTTACCTGGAGCAATAACACCTTCGACTGTTTCTGTAACTATAGCCTGTCCTGGAGTAAATGCCCTATTAGTGGCAAACGCAATAGGATACCCAGGGGTGTCAACCTCAAAGATGTAAGTCTGACCTTTGTAAAGTTTTAAAGTAGGATTTTGTGTTAGGCCCGTAGGCGTAAATTTATATGCTACGTTGTCGTCATTCTCCTCTATTGTTACTTTAAAAGTTGAAACAATTTCTTTATTTTGTCCGTAAATAGGTAAAACTTGTGGTCCGGCTGGTAACCAATAATATTCGCGGAAGTTTACAAACTTATCCCAGTCGATATGTGGATTCCATGCATAATATTCTTGTGCATTAATTTTTGAATGGTTAGTATTAGAATTTCCAAATGCTGATAGTTGATTTATAAAGTCATTATAGTCTTTATAAAAATCAACATTATTAAATTGGTCTTTGATAACTACAGAAGGCTCTAACTGATAATTTTCTCTATCTGAATTTACATCATCAATGTAGTTGTCATCAGGTCTAAATGCTTTAGCATCTCTTCTGCCGAAATAAGAACTAATCTTTTCAATCTCGCCAGGTTGCATTAACTGGTCAAGTGTACTGTTAAGAAACTTCTTGTTTGCTACTGTTCTAAAATAACGAGGTAAGTGTTGTAAACTGGTTCTTTTTTCGTTTTCGTTATCACCAGGTTGAATTGGAAACTCGTTTTGATCATTTTCAAAAGCCATTAGTAACTGCTTCCTCCGCTATTTGAAGTAGATTGGATCCCAGCATTTCCACTGGAAGCCGTTGTAGTTATAGCACCTGTCGCTCTTAACCTTGATGCTGTAACACTGTCGATAATTTCGACGTCGTCGACTGTTGCTCCTGAGATAAAAATCTCATCGCTTTCAGTTGTTATTTCGTATAAACTACCAAATGCTTTGTCTGTTTGTTTAGGAACAAGAACTACTGTACTAATATTAGGAGCAGTTGATGTCATAATAAATGTTGACAATTCTGAAAAACTAAACTTGTCTCCAAAGTCCCAAAATTCTAAACTAAAGAATGTATTAATAGCATTGATAATTTGTAATTTAATATCGTTATCATTAGTAACAATGTCTGGATTCTTAACAACTTTAAATGTTGCTTGTAAATCTAAATCTGCTTTGTTTCCAAATAAAATTTTATATTTTACTGGATGGTAAATTACTTCGTCACTGATCGATTTAATCTTATTAATTGAACTTCCAAAACTCTGGAACAATGCATCAGTGCTAGGTGGTAGAGGTTTAGTATCTCTAGTACCTGTTAAATATTCTCTATATGATCTATCATATGTTTTTGTTAATAAGAATGTATCAACAATATTTGTTGAACTAGGATCAATTCTATTGTTTTCATCAGCACTGTGTACATATTGGAATTTAAGATTGCCTCTTCCAACATATGCTTTATAATTTGTAACTAATGAAAGTGTAGAAGTTGTACCCGAATACTGTTTAAAAACATCAGCATCAATGAAGTAAAAAATTACACCATCGTCATAACTAGATAGTGGTCCTGTTGCTGATTCATTTTGTCTAACAACAATATTTTCAACTTGAGGATTAATATAATTATAATTTGTTGATTTATTATTGCTAATAACTTCTTTTAAAAATACAAATTTCTGATCTGGATTTGTGTCAGGATCAACAAACTGTAAAAACGATTCTGGATTATCAATAACACCGTCATCGTCTGAATCAAAAAACCCTACTTCTACTTTTTTACTATTAATATATCCTTCAGCATCTCTATATTCTTTAGTGATTTGCCAAGGAAAATCAACAGTTAATGGTGCCGCACTATCAGGAGTTTTGTTAATAGAAAGTAAGTTAATCTTATCTCTAATAACTTTACCACTTCTGCTATCATAAATTCTATCTGTTTCATCGAAGTAAAACTTAACTTCCTTATCACTTTCAAAGATATAACGCACACCCCTGTATGTAATAGTATATTTTTCTCCGTCAGTTTCAAACAATAACACCCAACTTGAATCTAAATTCTGATTTGAAGTATCACCTGTTTTACCCATATTAAATGCGTTACTAACGTTTAAGTTATTATTGAAAATAATTCTCCATTCTCTGTCTACAACATTATATCTTAGACCGAATGTTCTATATGCAAAAATTTGTTCTGCCATCTGTGAACTAACTGCGTCTGTAATGTTAGTTGCAAACTTAGGCTTAATTTCGTTAAGTATTGCGCCTGTTGGAATAACATCGTTAAACACAATAGGGCCAGTACCATCTTCAAAGTTTTCAGTACCGTCGGCGTTTATTCTAACTACTTTAGTCCAAAGGTAAGTTACGGCACCATCTGGTGTTGCATCACCAGTTTCTAATTTGTTTTGATTTTTAGTATCAAAATACTGTCCTGTTGGAGCAACAAATTTAATAATTGAATTTGGCTCTAAATATCTTAATGTACTACCTGTAAATGGACCTGTTGTATATTTGATACCTAATGTATCTGTTAAATATCCGCTCGAGTTATTTGTTTGATATGCTACTTGAGTCCAACTTGCAGACAAGTCGCCAGCGGAAATTTTAGGAAACTCTCCTAAGTAAAAGTTCTTAACTTCTTGACTAGTTAATAATGGTTGAATTGTATTTGCAATTCGACCTTCAACATCTGTTCTAGTAGCAAAACTAAAATTAATACGTTTGCTTAAAACTTCTTTATAAATTGCACCGTCATTACCATAAATGTTAGTGCTAGAATATTTTCCAGTAGCATCAATTAAATCAAAGTACCTACTTACTCCGCTTGCTGTTCTATTAACACTTTTTGCTTTTACAACTTCTTGACTAACTGTTAACGGTGCTACGTTATAATCTTCAGCAGTAATCATTCTATTTTGTGTATAGTAAGTTGCTGGAGCGTTTTGTTTAATACTTCTTGTTGATTCAGTTGAACTTGAATTGTCAACTGTATATTTTAAAGACATAGTAATGCTAAGAACTTCGTTAGTACCGGAAGCACTTAGATAAGGAACACTGACACTAATATTTGTCATACTATCAGGAGTAATAGTAAGTTTACTTCCTATGCCTTTTCTAAAATAACATCTAAAATTTCCTTTAGGTAAGTTTCCAAACGTGCCGTCTGAGAAAATTAAACTAATTCTATCTTCAATTCTACTTAAAACAGCAAAGACGTTTCTTTGATTTTTATTTAAACTGTTGTAGATAATATTGTTACCTTCAACACTATCAACCTTTGTCCATAATTCTTGTTCATTGCCGTTGGTATCTAATTTATAAAGCCAAACATCTGAATTATTAATATTTGTAGTGTCAATAGCAACTGATTGATTTTCGATTGGGCTTTTAATACTAAAGTTTCCTTGGTCTAAAACTCCCTGTCTAAAATGTGCAAAGTATCCTGTATTTGACGAACCTGCTCCTTTACCGTCTTCTCTATATAAGAATGCTAAACTGTTACCAGGTAATGGAGTTTCTTCAGAGATTGTGTTAGAGTTAATAGTACAACTTGTTACTTCAAACACTACATTTTTTTCGCCTACGTTTTTACTAAAACTATAAACTGGAAGATTAGTATTTGTAGCATTAAATCTATATTGTTCTGTAGTAATGCCGTCAACCTGTCCTTTTTTAACAGGTCTGCCAACAATACCATTTTCTGGTAATGCTGAATTTAAAATTTTACGGAATTGTTCTGACCAATCAGGATTACTTGGATCGTTCCAAACAATAGTTTGTCCTGATAAGTTTACTCCATTTGCATCTACAATATCTTCAGTTGTAGAAACACTATCAAACTTTAGTAAACCATTTGCACTTTGATTACGCTTTGGATTGTAAGAAAGTAGTCGTGCTAAACGTAGTACGGATTCTCTACGTTCTGCAAGTTCGATAAAGTTTTCACGAGCATTAAGATCTACTCTAAATGCCAAGTTTTGCCCGAGGTAAGCAATAAGGTCAATTAGAGCAAGATATTCTGAGGATTCAATATAATCGTTAAAGTCTTCTGGATAGTTTTCACGCAAATATGCGATCATTGTTCTACGTAGACTATCAAAGTCATATGACCTAAAGTCTGCGTTTCTAAATGTTTGATATACTCTCTTCCAGTCTTCTGCAAGCAGTAATCTATTCTGTCTATCCGTTGTTGACATCTATTATTCCTCGTTATAAGTATTTATTTGTTTTCGTAAACTGAGTACTTAATTCTTTAACCTAAGAACCCAGCATTCTGGTCGAAGGAAAATTTCATCTGCTCTGATATATTGTAAGGTAGATATGATAACTCACATTCGATTTGAATACCGCTTTCGTACTGGTCTACAATAACATTTGTAGCATTAACACGAGGGTCACTATTAATAATGGTTGTTACATCAGTTACGATGGCTTCTTTAAGTGTTTCAGTCATTGGTTCAAATAATACGTCCCATATAATTGTTCCAAATTCTGGATTTTCTAACTTTTCACCTTGCCTAATATGAAAGTGATTTAATAGATCTTGTTTAATTAAACCAATATCATATAAAGTATATTGCTCGTTGTCAGGATTAACCGTACTTAGGCCTCTATAAGTTGACTGTTTTACCGGTTTTGGCTCTACAGCATTACTTTTAATCCTAACTGTTTGAACTGTATTCTTTTCAAGTGTGCTCATATCAATATTTATCCGTTAGTTTTTCGACTGTTTTTTAAAGGTATCAGGTACTGAATCAATATCATTATAGCCTGTAATGTCCATTGCTGTAGTTCTATCAGTTTTAACAGGAGTGTATTCATTAGGTATTACGTTTTCATGATGTTCCCAAGGCTCATGTTGTGGCAAGCGTTTGTGTAGAGACGCGGTAGCGGTAGCGGTAGCGCCAGGAACCACGTGAGTGGACAACGGAGTTGTCGGTAAAGCAATTGGACCGTTCATATGAATGTTTGATGCTGTTTCAACATGGTCTACTCCACTATTAACGTAACTGTATGCTCCGCTAGTAATGTGTGTGTTAATGCCTGCTAGAGTTTTAATACTTGCATCTGTTTCAAGTTGTATATCAGACTTGGCTAATAAATTAATGTTACGACCTGCTTGCATATTGATGTCTCTATCAGCAGTTAAGTTTACATCATTTTCACTATGAACACTTAGTGAATCTTTTGAATAGATATCAATTTTGCCATTAGCACTCATTTGAATCCAACTATTACCACTACCGTGATTAATATAGATTAAATCTTCTGTATTATGTAATAGAATTTGATGTCCGGTTCTAGTGCGTATTCTTGTTAATTCATTATGCGGAATTGAAGGATCACCTCCTCTTTCGCCTAGTGCAGAATTTTTAAATTGTTTGTTATGTGTGCTTGCAGGTCCGATTCTAGTAAAATTTTCATCACCGTCATCCATTACAAAACTAGTACCACCTAATCTACTATAAGGAATATTTGCTGTTGCACCTTTTGTTCCATACGGTGCTTTAGGCTTTCCTTTACGTTTATCATATGGACCTGGAGTACTAATTCCTGTTACCATACTAGGAACATCGCGTCTTGCACTTGAAGATGTTAATCCTCTAGTACCGTCAGCGTTTAATCCTGCTCGTGCAAGCATAGACATCCAGTCATGATTAATTGGCTTCCTAAACTTTGTTGGGTCGGTACCTGTATTGTCTTGAATATTCTTTTTATTAATTTCGCCAGTAACTAGTTTACCAGTTATTGCTGAACCAAATGCTTCTGAGATAGTAGGCTGTCCACTATAATAACTAGTTGCAACTCCCCTGTCGGGAACTGTAAAATTTGTATAATTGTCAGGAACGCAAGCAATGTAATATCCCATATTGGGCTGGCCTTCGATAAAAATAACAATTACTCTTGAGCCGATATCAGGTGGAACTGCCCAAAAGCCATACGCTTGTTGAGTATATGCATAATCTTCATTTTTACTTAGACCAGTATAAGGTGTTTGTCCAAAGAAAGGACTAGAATACTTTACTTTAAATGTTTGTTCGTCTGCCGCAATGTCGTTAGCACTGCCGGTTGCTTTTAGTAATTCAACTTCAAGGCCTCCCATGAAGTTAGGATCAAGGTGGCTAATTACCCTTGCAATATACGGGCCTGGATCTAGTTTACCTTTACTGCCTGCGGTACGCTTTGTTTCTGCCATTTACAATCCTTATATGTCTGTGTTGCCGCTATTATTAAGACGTTTTCTTGCAATTTCAGTTCCGCCTTCTGTTACTAATGATTCATACACATGAACTGGAAGACCAACTTTTTTAGTTGTTCTAATTTGACTTACATCTACTCCTGCGGTAACTAATGCTTCAGGACTTGCGTTCTTTAAATATTCGTCAATTAAATCTGCATCTACTACAATAAGACTCTTATCAAATTCTTTTGGTTTTTGTCCTTGAATTTTCTTTTCTTCATTTGTAATCTTAGTAGAAGTTTTGTCTGATTGATCAGTTTCTGCTTCAGGTCGTTGATTACTTCTACGTATAAGTTCAAGAACTTGTTTAAACTGTCCTCCAGCAAAAGTGTTCATTACTTTAATTACCTGATATAAGCCACTGAACTGGTTAACTGCGACTTGATCGCCAGGGAAACCCATAATACCATTGTCTCTAATATCAATAGGTGTTCTAAAATTTACTTCCACGTCAACTTCACCGTTTTGATAATCAATAGTTCCGTCACTGCTTAGATTAATAAATTCTGTGTTTTCTGAATTGTAATTTCCAATACCACTATCTGCAATGTAATAAGGGTCGCCCCAGATTGTCATATCAACTGTGAGCATATCAACATCACTGTTTACAATGGCTTCGTTAAATCTACGGGCAATATCAATTTTAGCATCATCTGGCGACACAGCACCAGTGGAAAGAGCGACTGTGCTTTGCATATCACTATCACCTGTTGGTCCGCCTTCTCCCCCTAGTGTTTCTTTATTACCGGTCTCTGTTTGTAATGCATCTTTCTTTTCTTGATCTGAAGATGCAGATTCTTGACCACTTGTTTTAGGATAGTTACCTGGAGAAATGCTTTTAAAGAATGTGTTATCCATGTTAAGTTGTAAATCAAGAATATCATCATTTGCTCCACTATAAATGTAGTCATACTTTTTACAGACTTGTTTTTTTAGATGTCTAACTCCTGCGGCATTGGCACTTGGCGCTATAAACCTCGACTCATGCACTTTGTATGGTAACACTCTGAATACATAAATTCTAGGTTTGCGGCCGATTTGATCTTCTGTGTCATTATCGGAGATCTGAAATACTTGAGTATCAATTCTAAACCATTCTTTAAATCCGTTTTCGTCTGATGGTGCACCAACGATCTTTTTACCATAATCAGAAATAATAATTATTTCACTAATAACATCCTGTATTCTTGTGCCTTTTGTAAATTTAAGTTCTCCAAGTGCAGGATCAATTTTTAATTGTCCGCTATCTCTATTCCAAATTTGATTTTCTTCATCCCAAGTAAATCCTGCAAGACCGTATGGTTGATTAGTAACACCAAATGCTTCTGGATCAAACACAGTTGCATTTCCAATATTATTTGAATTTTGTTCACCTGTTTGTTTCTTTTCAATTTCTTGTCCAATAGAAGTTTTGGATACTAAACTGCTTAATTTTTCTCGTACATATTCTAATGCTTCACGAGAAATTTTTCCTGCATTTGTAACAGCGTGCCATAACATTTCATATTCTTCTTTAGTTTTTTTATTTTCATTTAAACTCGAAGTAATTGTATTTCCTGTACCAACTTCACTTTGTTCGTTAGCACCTTTAGTTTCACTGTCAAGTGGTTTGCTATTGCCTTTAGTTGCTCTAGTTTTAGGAAATGTAATAAAGTATTGATCAGCAGTAAGAACTTTGTCATCAATTGCTTTTTTAGTATGATGTAAATTAAGAGCGGCAGATAAACTTCCTGGACCGCTTTGCATCATTGATTGTATTGTTCTACCTTTAATAGAAACATCAACCGGTAACCGCTGTACTTGGTCTGTAAGTACAACATCGTTGTAGGCAACTCCTTCTACAGTATATGTACTACCGCCGCCATTAATTGCTAACTCACTTCCGACAAGTTTAAACGGAAGCATACGTTTTGATTCTGGAACAGAATATGGTGTTCCATCTTGTTTCCAACCAACAAAGTCAATTGTTAAAAGAAAAGGTGATTCAGTATAATTTTTATGCCCTGCTTCTAGTGCCGCAATTTGTAAAGCCTGTAGAAACAATCCCATACTATAAGGCTCGTGTACTTCAAATCTAAAACCAACCGCGTTAGTTACCCCTTTTTTCTTAGTAGGAGAAATAATAGTTTCAATTTCTAAATTATCAATAAAGAACTCAATCCTTTTACCGTTAATCTCATATGCTGTTGTTACTTTTTTATCGCCTAATCCGCCACCGCTTTGTAATACAGCAACTTTAGGATAGTTTATTCTGTATGTTTCATCTGGATTATTAAGTTCGTGATCTGACAAGGAATACAATCCAAGTTTGTAAGAGTGACTAGCATAAGGCATTAATACATTTGGCATAGGTAGAGCAATAATTCGACCATCGCCGGTGGCACTAAAGTTTCTTACGGCTGATTCAATTTTAGACATTTCTTTAAAAATTTTCGCGGCATCTGTTGCTTTTTTATTTTCTGTGTTATCTATTGATTCAACTGATAATGCATCTGCATTAGTGTCGATTGACTTGTTTGGTTTGAACGCTATTGTACCGTCGGATTGCTGTCCTGGTCTAGTGTATCCATTAGGAAGTGGTGTAGGGTTTGTATAATCTTCATCATAGACATCAAGTCCGTCTGTTTGATTAAACTCTTTTTTACCTTCTTCAGTTTGCCACGGGTATAGTTGCTTTACTGCCATACTAAATTCCTAACAAGGTTCGTAGTCGACTACCTTTAGGAACATATATGCTTACACCTGCTCTAAAATCATAAACTGGATCTTTTAACGTATCCATATTACGTTGAGCATATACCCACCATAACTTCGGTGAACCGTACATATCATATGCTAATAAATCTGGACGTTGATGATACTGTGATTGAATTTCGTATAGCACATCGTCATTGTCAGCCGGCACTGTTCGAATAGATAAGATATCTAAATATCCTGAACTTGATATTCTTGTTTTTCCCCAGGGTGAATCATTTGCCATTAGATGAATCCTTTATCTTTACCAACATAGTCTCCTCTTACAAATGCATCTAAACTAAATTTCTCAACTTCTGATCTAGAGTATATTGGTTGTAGTGTTACAGAAATTTGACTTTCAACAGGAACATATGCAATTTGGCCTTTTTCATCTGGGCTAGTATCTGTGTTAGCAATGCGTTTTGCGTTCTTTTCTAACTGTGCTAAGTTAACTGCAATATAATCAACATCTGTTGGCATATCTAATGTAAAGTTTGTAATGATTACCGGAACATTTTTAAAAACATAGTCACCGTATCCGTTTAGTTTAACTACTGGCGGTGGTGCTCCTTGATTTGAACTTTGACCGTAAAACATTTTTGTTACAGATCTTAAGTAATGTAAGCATCCTAACCAATATGCTCCTTCTAATGAGTTTTGAGCATAAAATTGACCAGTTAGTGTCATTGCGTCCACACTTGAATTCTCATAAGCATAGAACGGATAATTACTATGTACCGGGGTTAATGCATTGTAGTTTGCACTATGTTGCATAATAATAGTTGGAGTATATGGAAAGCATAAGCCTCCAGTTTTCTTCAACTGTCCAATTAACGGACTCTCGTTATAAGACTGAATATTAGGAATACTTAATTTGACACGCCAATCTTTTCCCGCTGGATCTGTTGCCCAACTTGCTTCTGCTAGTTTAAGTTCGCTAGGTTCACCGTCAGAAGGTATAGTGCGTGATCTAATTGATTTCATAAACCCTTTAGCACCTTCCTGGAAATCAGCGATTCCATCTTTAATGATGCGTTCAGCGGTATCTAAAAGTCCGCCGGCTTCAGGTTTTTTAAATTCGTCAAATATCATAATTGGTAATCCTCGTTATAAGTATTTATTGACTTTTTTATCAGAGTAGTTTATAATAAGGAATAAAATTGGAGAAATATCTTGAGAAAAGTAAATTATTTAAACAACAAAGACATATTGAAAGAGATTCATAAGTCTAAGGCGTCTTTTAGCAGTTTTACTGACGACGAGTATGCACAATATGACATTATCCTGCCTAGTTTGGATAAAATTAATGTTCGTACTATTGCTGAAGCAAAACGTAACAAAGCAAAGCGCCTAGGTGATGCAGATTATGCCGCACGTAAACTAGCAGGTGAAAAAGTTAAACAAGCAGAATGTGAAGTAGATTATAAAAAAATTACCAAAGAAGAACTAATCTTTAGAATTATGACATTTGATCATATTCCTGAGGAAAAAGGTCGTAAGAAAAATCCAAAGACTGTAGCAGATACAAAAGTTAAATTAAATTTTCCTCCGTACCAACACTTTAAGTTTGACGATAAGGATAATTTGATTTGCGTTGGTAAGAGTCATTGGACAGGTGGTATGGAAAACGGCAACTTTACACTTAGAGGCGGTACAGCAACAGAAAAACTAGCACGTATGTGGATGAAACTATGTGATCGTTATGCTACTCGTGGTAATGTTCGTGGATATACGTATAATGACGAGATGCGCGGACAAGCCATACTACAACTAGCACAAATTGGACTACAGTTTGACGAATCAAAATCTGATAATCCTTTTGCTTACTATACTGCCGCAGTTACAAACTCGTTTGTACGTGTTATCAACATTGAAAAACGCAATCAAAACATTAGAGATGATATCCTTGAAATGAATGATATGACTCCAAGTTATACTAGACAGATGCAAGGCGAATTTGAACGTCAAGAAGCAGATGCTCAAAGAAGATTAAAAGAAGAACAAGAAAAATAAAATAGTTGACTTTTACATAAAGGTAGTGTATTATTGTATAGTAACCTGGAGAAAATATAGTGTTTAAAAAAGCGGCAGTGTTTACTGATATCCATTTTGGATTAAAATCTAACTCTAAAACGCACAACGAAGACTGTGAATCATTTGTTGATTGGTATATTGAACAAGCAAAATTAAATGGATGTGAAACAGGCATCTTTATGGGCGACTGGCACCATAACAGAAACAGTTTAAATATTATTACGATGGACCATTCGATACGTTCATTGGAAAAACTAGGAAAAGCATTTGATCAATTCTTTTACTTTCCCGGTAATCACGATTTATACTATAAAGATAAACGGGATATCCATTCTGTAGAATTTGCTAATCACATTGACGGTATTACTGTTGTTAATAAAATGACAACAATTGGTGATAGTACAATGGTCCCTTGGCTAGTAGGCGAAGAATGGAAACAAATTCCTAAAGTTAAAAGCAAATATATGTTTGGGCATTTTGAACTTCCAAACTTTTATATGAATGCTATGGTAAAAATGCCTGAAACAGGCGAACTTCAAGCAGAACATTTTAAACATCAAGAATATGTATTCTCAGGACATTTTCATAAACGTCAAACATTAGGAAATATTACATATATTGGTAATGCGTTTCCGCACAACTATGCTGATGCTTGGGATGATAAACGCGGTATGATGATTTTAGAACATGGTGGCGAACCACAGTATATTGATTGGCCGCAATGTCCTAAGTATAGAACTGTAAAATTATCGCAACTTATTGATCAAAAAGATACACTTATTAAACCCAATATGTATCTAAGAGTAACACTAGATATTCCAATTAGTTACGAAGAAGCAAGTTTCATTAAAGAAGAATTTATGAAGAATTTCGAGTGTAGAGAAATTACATTAATTCCTAGTACACAAGATGACGAAATAAATTCAGATATTGATATTACAAAGTTTGAAAGTATTGATCAAATTGTATCACAAGAGATTGAAGCAATTGAATCGGAAAATTACAACAAACAAAAACTACTAGACATTTACCATGAGTTATAAAATATGATTTTGTTAAAAGATTTAACTGTTAAAAACTTTATGAGTGTGGGCAATCAGACCCAGGCTGTAGATTTTAGTAACAGACAACTTACATTAGTACTAGGCGAGAACTTAGACCAAGGTGGTGACGACAGTGGTTCACGAAATGGTACAGGTAAGACTACTATTGCTAACGCATTAAGTTATGCTTTGTATGGACAAGCATTAACAAATATCAAACTTAATAACTTAATTAACAAAACAAATTCTAAAGGTATGTTAGTTACACTAGAATTTGAAAAAGACGGAACACAATATAGAATTGAGCGTGGACGC